AAGTCATGTCAAGCGTTTCTAAGCCTAGAGTCAGACACAATCGTCACAAGCAAGGGCTAAATCTGACACTCGAAAAATTATCTGCGGATTTTAGGTATTTCAAGGAGAAATAATTATGGCACAGAGAAAAGTAGCATTGAAAGTAGGCGACCGTTTCCAGTAGGCATGGACGGGCTGAAAGGAACCGATGTGGTTCAAGGTGCTGGCAATAGACCGTGAGGGCAACCGCCTCCATGTGGCGTGTTACAGTCCCCGTGGGTATGGTTGGGAAGAAACTTGGGACGACCTCGATGTGACGGAAAACGCATTCAGTATTGGTGAATATAAAATGATGGAAGTATGACACAGGAAGAAATTGAAGACAGAATGGAGGTGTGCCCTTGGAGAGAACGTCCACGAGGGTATGGTTATGTCTGTACAAGGTATCATGGCACTTTTGTCCCATGTGACGGCCGTTGTTCATGGGTTGTAGATTATCCGAAGTTAAAAGAATTAGAAGCAAGAAAGGAGAATAAACTATGATAACAATCAAATTCCGTGGCAAGGATATTGAGACTGGCGAATGGATATACGGCGACCTTATTCAACGTCTGGGCTATTATCCTGCCATTCTCACCACATACCCTACGGGCGAAGGCAAGGTGGGATATGCAGAAAGGGCGGTAAAGGAAGATACCGTAGGTCAGTTCTCCACCCTCCGAGACAAGAATGGAAAGGAAATCTACGCCGGCGACATCATCAGAGCGGGCGAGGAAAAGACCTTGCTCGAAGTGCGCTTTGTGCGTGGTGTGTTTGCATTCCTGTGGAACGGCGACCTCGATGACGAATTTCCCTGCAACGCTCCTACGCAGGAATGGGCAGAGGTGGCCGGCAACATCCATGACAATCCAAAAATGATTAAACGTAAATAAACTTTTGAATGATGACATTTGAAACTTTAAGCCGAGGTAATTTCGTGAATCGTCAAATCATAGACACCGGGAATGACATCCGAAAATTGCAAGAATGGATTGAGGAACTGAAAAAGGACTCGGCAGTAATGATCTGTTCTTACGATAAGCCCCAAGAAAAGTTCATCGTTGAACTGAATGGAACTGAAGTTCTTCATCTTGTGGAGCGACGGCTAAACGAAATGAAAGAGCATCTGAAGGAATTGAAGGCTGAATTTGATTCACTCTAATTGTTTTTAACAATACACGAATTATCATAAATTGAATTGACACTATGGGAGAAGAAAACATGAACCCCGCAGGGCTGGGCAGCAAACTATACTTTTTCCGTGCCGATGACCTTGAAAAGAATCCGAATACACCGATGCAGGAGGTGGAACTGACACCGCACGTCGGCGACATCGCCTTTGCGGAATGGTACGAACCACAGGAGGGCGAGGATGGTCGGAGCAATAAGGGAGGATTCCCGACGACTTTCACGGCAACCATCGAACCTACACCCGAACAAAATAAACTCTTCCGCCGCCTGATGCAGGGGCAAGGGCGGTTGCCACGACGTAGGAAGAAAAAGTTGATGAACCGCGTGCTTAGTCGCGAAAAAATATGCCGCGTAATTGCACGATTCACTGTGCGCCCGATGTTCGACAAGAACGATGCGCTTGACCTCACGGTGCAGGTGATGTTCAACGACAAGGCGCACGGCCTGCCTGAAACGGATTGAGAAGAAATATAGGAAGTATATAAACGGATTGACACTATGACCGAAGAAACAATGAAAGTGAAAGCATATGACAAAGTATAGAATTGAACACAGATACCCTTGTTACGCCAATGGTGGCTGTATTCCTTACGATGGCTACTTTGTACAGAAACTTAAAGAAGGGTTATTTACAGACAAATGGGTTGATATCAAAGGATTTGGTGACAGGGAGAGCGCAGAAAAATTATTAAAAGCATTAGAATAAGAGCAATATGGCAACAGAAGAGAAGAAAATGTACGGGTTTGGGGTAAACGACACCAGCCTGTTTGGAGAGACGTTTGAGACTGTGGAGGAACTGATAGAGTTCGCGCAGACGGAGTATGACAATGAGAATAACGACTACTTTGACGATGAAGACCAGCATTGCATCCTGGTGAGTGCCGTTAAGCGTGTGTCCCCTTCCGACTTTGCGCCATCACTGGACGACATTGCCGACCAGATGACCGACCGCTTCTATTCGGAGCACAATATCGACGACAACGCAGAAGCCAGCTATCATCCGAAGGAGGAAGCCAAGAAAGAATGGAAGGCATTTGTCGAGAAGTATTTCGACATTCCCTACACGCACATCGGATATGCCAATGTGGGCTGGTATGACCTGAAAGAGCATCGTTGGGTGGAAAAGAAGGAGGACTGACCAAATGAACAATGTTTTTATTTCTTCAGCAAAGAAGGATGAAGTCGTTGAAAACTTTGCCAAAAGCAAGAGGGAGGAATTAGAAAAGATGATTCCTGGCTTTGTCGATGACAGGAAAATTACTGATATTGTGCTGAACTTTTACGAGAGAGGAATAAGGGACGGCGTGCAAATGATGCTGGAGCGTATGACGGATATTATTGCGGCAAGAAACGCAACTCATGTCTCGGCCCAAATGTCAGAGTCATCGGCGAGTGGTAAGTTAAATGATGCTTTTAACGAGAAAAACAAGGAGGATTGGCGATGAAAGAAAGACCGATTTTTGAGAACAAAGAACCGAACAAGAACCTTGTCGAACTGAACGATGATGACAAGAAGGTAGTGACCAAAGCACTGAAAGATTTAATCCAGTCCGCTGGTTTTCTTCTCGACATGGTGTCGAAGGACACACTGACGGAGGAAATGCGTGAGACGTTGACAAGCCTGATAGCGACCTATAGTCGCGACGGGCTGCGACCGCTGGGTTTCCAAGACCAGGCAACAAAAGACCACGACGACCTGGTGCGCAAACTACGCAATGCCAACATGGATAATGAGGAACTGCGCCAGCAGCTCGGTCAAAAAGTGTCGCTGGAGGACTTACGGGAGAAGATGAAAACAATCGCCCGCGCTTTCGACGAATGGGGCGACTATCACGGCTTCGGCTACATCAGTGACATCCACTTTGACAATTACGGGTGTCTGCATGGAAACATGAACCTATTGTCGATGCACATTTCAGGTAATAGGGCGGAAGATTTACGGAAGATGGGATTTGAACTGACCGACGACCGCGACGGCGAAGCGATGTTTGCCACTGACGAAAACTTCAAGTTGCTGCGGAAGATGATACGCGACAATTTTGGTCCCGATGCCAGCATGTCCTATGGCAAGATAGACATGCACAGCTTCAGTGACGAGAGGCCGCACATGAGAGAGGTGGAAGTCCGTCTGCGTGACCTCGACGTGATGCAACCTTGGATTGATGAGTATTTGGAGCGCAGAAAGCAGTCGTTCGACAAGGAACGTAACAAAAACAAGCAGGAGGACTGATGTATGAGAGCACCGAGACTATTCATCTGCCGCGACAAGAACACGCAGGGCTGTCTGCCTGGGCGATTGCGCATCTTTATCGGGCAGAAACCGACGTTGAACGAACGGGGCGAGTGGTGCAACTACTCCGCTTCGCCCGAGGATTTCAAGGTAGCCATTCCGCGAGAGATGTACCCCGACATCAAAGACGGCGGCTATATGGCCTACGACTACGAGTATGAGGTTGACCAGCACGAAATGAGCGACCTGCACTACACGCTGTCGTGCTGTAAGCGGAGCATGTGTGATGTGACAGCTCTTGACAGCGAGGCCGAAACCGCCCGCAAGTTCAAGCAGCACGAAACGGCACTCATCCGCATGATTAACCACAACCTGGAGTATCTGCAACCAAAGATTAAGGAGGACTGACACGATGCAGAAACTATTCAAGCGATTACTTGACCTGCTGAATATCCACCCCGACGAGAACCAGCGGTGGACGCTATCTACTCTGTTTATCGTCGGACTGCTGGATGCCTACGTCGAACCTGCTATCTCGAAGGCATGGGTGACGGAATTGCCTGCAGAATGGCTCGCGTTCCAGTCGCTTGTCTATTCCGTGGTCGGACTGTTTATCGGCATGATATGGAAAGACTGGGTGCGCCGCAAGGCTATCCAGTGGTTCACGGTGCTCTGCATCATCGAGTCGGCAGCAGGCTTCTGCGTCGGCATGTGGCTCTGCTTCGTGGAGTACAACGTGTGGGTGCTGGCCATCGCCTGCCTGCTCTACGGCACGCTGGTGTCGGGGTTCATCGGCAAGTGCCTGATGACGTTCCGACCGAAGCTGTGGAACGAGCACGAACGCGAGGTCTATGACAACAACAACGACGTGGTGTGCGGCATCTACTGCATCGCCGGCTACGTCTGCGCCCTGCTGTTCATGCCCTCGCTAAAGGTGGCCATGTTCATCTGGGGCCTGTGCTGCGCCATCGACAACATCGGCTGGCTGGTAGTGTATCATAGGAACAAAGATAAATTTACGGAGGACTGACCCAATGGACACAAGATAGCAACGGAACCCGACGGTATCGCCCGACGAGTGGTACACGCCACGGTGGATTATCGACACGCTGGGGCCGTTCGACCTCGACCCGTGCGCACCGCCTGCCGACGTGAGGCCATACGAGATTGCACCGACGGCCTACACCAGGGACGACGACGGACTGTGCCGTTCCTTCACTACGACGTGGTGTATATGGCGAAGGTGTTCAACTTCTCGCCCGACGACCTGACCTACCGTGACCCCGACAATCCACACAGTCCCATTCCCGAATGGCAGAAGGACATGGCGCATTGGTGCAACAAACATCAGATATTCCAGATTTCGGAGTTTAAGGACTTCGAGCCTCGCAAAGGTTTTAAGTGCGAGTGGTATGTGAAGAATTTGATGTAAAAGAACCGGCAAATGCTTTGGTAACTCAAAATAAAGTTGTACCTTTGTGCCATCAGTTACGGAACCACACCGAGGAAATGGTGTTCCCGAACGTCCTTAAAGGTTGGGTCTTCGCGTCGGACTCTGAAGACAGCGCCTGTGCATCCGACATAAAATAAACACCGGCAGGATCGGGGCAAATAGGTAAATAGCCATTTCGCAGCGCAGATAGAGGGGCGAGCCGTCAGGCCCGCCCCTCGCTTTGTTTTGCCGTCAGGTTGTGAACTTCACTTCACAACCAGCACCCAGTCGTTGGCCAGCACGTCTTGCTGCGACGGGTTCCATCCGCTTTGGATGGTGTTCTTCGCGGTCTTCAGGCAGATGCAGCCGCCGGCATAAATCTCGCCGCCGTTGCTGTCGGCAATCTCCTTCAGTGCTGGGTCGTGACACCATTCGCTTTTAACCATCGCTTCTGGTTTCAGCCAAAGCCACATGCCTTTACCATTCCATCCCTGACGCGCCACCTTGAAGCCCCGCTTCAGTGCAGCGACTGCCTGTCCGAACGTGCCTGTTTCTCCTTCTTGCAGGAGTTCCGAATCTGTTGCTCCACAGACAAAGCAGGTTTCCATATCGTCGCGTGTGAATGTCGTGCCGTCCCATTCGGGGTCGTTCTCTCTTTTCGATTTTTCTACGGCGACGAGATACTTCTCAGCCATTTCGTCTAAGTTTACCATAATTGCAGATGTTTAATTTGTATGAATATATTGGGTTAAATCTATTGCTTATGTGGGTGTGAATGCCAAGTTCCCGAACCTTCCTCGGAGTCGTCCACCCACCTTGTGCTTGCTCTCGGCACATTCCTTGATGCCGATGATTAGGTCGTCGAAGGCATCGGTGATGGTGGTGCGCTGGCGCTTATCTCCCCCTATGCCTTCTTCCGAGGTCAGTTTCTCTGCACCTTTGTACTTGCGGAAGGTGCCAGGCACGACGGCTGTGTTTTCGAGTGCTGCCCTAAGATAGACGCAGCGGCCCGACTCGCGGTTGATGAATACGGAGGGCGATGCCTGTCCCGCGAAGCAGTCGTTGATGTACTGGTACTTGCGTTCGTGTCGCCACGACGTGAACTCGGCGCGGGTCACATTGAAGCCGTAACTGGTCAGTTCGTCGGTCACTACGACATCGAAGCGCGACTGTTCCGACTCTTCCAGAGCGTAGGCTTTGCTGGCTCCCTGCTTGATGCTGCTGGCGACGTAGAAAATGACTTCCTTGCAGCCACGGCGCAAGAAGGGACGGTAATACTGTGCAAAGAGTTTCGACAGTCCGCGCAGACGCACGCCGTCCTGCACGAAGAACTCCTTCATCACCAGTAGCGACGGTTTGCCTTGGAATATGCGCGTCTGTCCTACTACGAAGCAGTTGATGTCTGAATTGGCATCCAGTGCTATACGCAGGGGTTCTTTGTAGTCGAGGTCGAGGTCCAGACTGCAATCTTCGCCGTCGTGCTGCAGCTGGTCCCACTCCAGCGATTCCGTCTCGAAGTCTGTAGGCCACCGCTGTCCGTCGAGCGCACGTCCTTTGATGCGGGTGCTGTACTTGTCGAACACGAGGTCGGTGATTTCTTCGCTGACGTAGGTGTTGAGTTCTGAGAAGTTGCAGTAGAAGCCGTCCTTTGCCGAACCGCGAGGCTGATTGAGAATTTGCAGGCGGAAGAGCAGGTCGGGCAACTCGCGCTGCATCTGCCGAATCCACGCTTCGCCTCCCAATAATGCGGCGTTCTCGATGGAGGAGAACCGCCAGAAGGTTTCGGACTGTGTGCGCAGGGCGTAGAGTTTACGCAGGTAGGCATCGCTCTGTGCCAGCCGTTCCGCGAGGTTGGTGTGGTGTTCCTTGTCGTAGAGTTCCGCATACCTCACCTCTGCCATCATTTCCTCTATCTTTCTGTTGACATCTGTGGTCTCATATTCTGCTTCTTTTTCCCACAGACATTCGCGCGCGTTCAGCCCGGCATCGCTCACCCAGAGTTGCGAGAGCCACTTGTTGTTCATCTTCGGGTCGGTGCCGTAACCCCATCGCTTCTGCTCTGTCTTGCGGAAAGACTTCGGCAGAAAGTCGCCGCGCAGGGTGGGTAGAACTTCCTCCTTCACGCGCTGCCACGGCATATACTTCGTCTCGTCTCCCATAATGGCCGCAAGGTTCAGGCCGTTGGCACTACCCTTCACCGCCAGCGAAATCATCTGCCAGACAAAGCCGTTGGCAAACGATACGCAGTTCTCCCACACCCTCGGCTTTGCCAGCGGCGTAGGCCATCTGAGACGGACAGGCGGACGGCCAAGGAAGTAAAGCACACCCTCTACGAAACCCAGCAGGTTCATCACCTTCAGCACGTTGGGCATCGTGCGCGTGTAGTTCTGCTTGGCACTGGCTCCGCAGAAACCGCCCATCATGCGGGCCAGTCCGGTGGTCACGTCAGCCATGTTGAAGGCCAGGAATGCCGACTTACCCGTACCGCGCCCTGCCAATACCTTCGTGGAGCGCGAACCGAAGTTGCGCACTTTCTTCTGCCACGGAGCCATATACACCGTGTTGCGCCCGTTGCCCTGGTAGTCGATGTATTCACCCTCCTCGCCGCAGTCATCGTCGCCGGGGCCGGGCTTGTAGTCCTCCACGTTGGGGAGCATCCGCGACTCAAACAGGTCGCTGCTGTTGTTGGGGTTACTGCCTATCCTTGACATAGTTTCTGATTACTCCGGTTGTTCTGAATACTCGGGTGCCTGCTCCCCTCCCTCTACGGGAGGGGTTGGGGGTGGGTCTGCCTTTCCCCTTGCCACCATCACCTCCACCATTTTCTCGATGCGCACCTCCTTCTCGTCCACATAGCCGCCGTACTTCGCCATGATGCGCTTCATCTCCTGGTCGTCCACATCCTCTTTCGTGTCGTCCGCGTCCTTGACGCTGGTCGTCACCACAGGTGGCAGGAACGCCATCTTGCTCATGTCTATGCGCTCTTCTTCCGGCTTGTCCAGCTGTGCCACCTCCATCAGGCGTTTCGAGCCTTTGTCCAGCGCGTTCACGTTGTCCGTCTCCATACCGATGCGCATCATCTTGTCGGCGGCGGCGCGTACCTTCGCTTCGTCTATGCGGCGGCTGGGCGGCGCGATGTGCTCCACCACGAAGTCGAACAGAAACTTATCTTTTTGCGCCATGCGCCACTCGGAGTAAATATCAGCCCCCTTGCCCTTCACCAGTTGCTTGAACATGGCGAAGGGGTCCAGCGTAATAGGGTTCTTCACCCACTGCCAATACACGTGCTGCACCCGTGCGAGGCGTTCCTTGTGTTCGCGCCGTATGTCGAGGTCGGCAATCGGCACCCCCTGCTCGAAGTGCATCAGTGCCCCCGTCATCAGCTTCTGCGATATGGTTACTGTTTCTTCTGCCATATTACCTTTCTTATAATTCGTTTAATTCGTGAAATTCGTGGTAGAAAAATGTCCGCGTAATCCGTGGTTATACTTCTTCCGCTTCCACCCACCCTGTGTCGGGCTTCCATCCGTCCTTCTCCTGCAAGTACATCACCCGCTGAGAGCCGAGGTAGTGCCAGCGGAAGCCGTGTCCCAGCAGCAGCCGCTCCGCCATCGGCCACGGGTCGCCCCAGTCGATTGTTGCCCGCAGTCCCATCGCGTCGCGCAGTTGTCCGGCATCCATCACCTCCACGCCGATAGCGAAGCCCGGCATGGGTACCCACCGCTCGATGAATCCCATCACCGCTGCCTCCGCGTTGTCCTCCACCGCGTCGATGTCCGTCACCTTCTTCGGTGCTTTCTCTTCTTGTTCCTGTCCTGCCATAGTTCCGATTATTCCGATTACTCACACCTTCCTGTATTCCTTCGTCGCATCAAAACTTGGGCACGCCTTGTTAGCGAAGTCCCGGTGCCCGTGTATCTCCGCCTGGGGGTAGAGTTTGCGCAGGTCGAGCAGCAGCGAGAGCAGTGCCGCCTTCTGTAGGTCGGTTCGCGTGTCCTTCGGTGTCTTGCCATCGGGAGCCACGCCACCCACATACACCACGCCGATGCTGTTAGCGTTGTGCCCCGTGCAGTGCGCTCCGCTGATGTCCACGTCGCGCCCTTCGTGTACCGTGCCGTCGCGATACACCACATAGTGATACCCGATGTCCGACCATCCCTGCAACTTGTGCCACTGCCGTATGTCCGCCACCGTGTAGTCGCGGTACTCCGGCGTCGCCGTGCAATGCACGATAATCTCCTTGATGTTGCGTCGGCTCTTCTTCAGTCCCAGTGCCGACTTCGCCACACCCGGCAGCAGTTTTGCCAACGTAGCAGGCCCGACGATGCCGTCATCCTTCAGTCCGCGCTCCCGCTGAAACTCCCTGACGCGCTCCGTCGTCAGCGGTCCCCAGATGCCGTCGGGGTACAGCCGCAAAGCCTTCTGTATCTGCCGTACCACCTCTCCCCTACTCCCTTCTTTGTATAGTGTTGCCATAATTCTTCAGTTATAACCGTTTGATGAATTTCAGTTGATAACCGTCGCGGATATGCACGATGCCTGGATATTGCCGTTGCAGGAAGTCCCA